ATTATCTGCGATAATTTATTTTTTATTCTACTCATTAATAGCAGTCACGTTTATTGTTAACCCTTGCATTCTATTTACTGCACTATCCAAAGTGCTATCATCAAGTAATAATATTTCATTTTTATCCACATGTATGTCTAGATATGTTTCTTGTATGGCCACAGATAATCTTATATCTGTAGATTTAGAAATATACCCATTAAAATATAAATTATTAATAGTAACTTCGCCTGTTCCGTAATTTATTGTACCATAATTTGAATTTAATACTGTATTTGTATCCGCATCTGACAATTTCAAAGTTCCAATTCCTTTTAGATTGGGAACAGCATCATTTGGCACATCAGTAATTATTACTTCTACTAAAGCATTACTATTATTTGATACAACAAATCTAGTGCTTTCTAATGTTCCGGGAGTTACGCCATTTTTAAATTTTATAGTATTATCACTAATATAGTTATTTTGTATACCTATTGTTGGCACAATTCTTTTCTGCAATTTTATTGTTGTCAGGTTTCCAATAATCGATGTATCAACATTATCAATAGTTCCTGTCAATTTAGAAAATACAAAATTATAATTAAATTTTTGTAAATTCATACTAAAATAATTAGTAATTGCAGATGATATTAAAGTTTTTATATTATCAGGAGATAAAGATGTGATGCGTGTACTATACTTCACATTAACTGTTATATTAATATAAAGATAATCTGGAGTAATAAATTCTGGAGTTATTGTTAATACTTGTTTATTTGATAATAACACACTTTGTATTTGACTTTTTACATCTGAAGTAATTTCATATCCATTATACGGTTTTAATGAAATAATAGCTTTGCCATACATTGGAGGCGTATTTTGTTCCCCTCCCCACACTGCTATGGATTCAATTAATGGGAAATTCTTTTCAATAATTGCTTTATAATCATTTGCACTGACTGCTCTATTCTGTGAAGATGTAAATAGGGGCGCTTTAAATTTAATTTCATCTATTGTTTCTGCAGCATAACCACCTGAGGAATTTACAGTTGCTACAATAACTCTATCAGGTGTTCCCCCACCGATTGAATTTGAACAACTAAATTCTTGAACAATATTTCCTGATACGTTACCTAATATGCCATTTGTTACCAAATATGTAACAATTACTAGATTATTTTTTAATAATTTTTTACCCACAACTCCATCGCCAAAATACAATTGGAATTGTTCCATTGGATTTTGTTCCAAAAAGTATACTGCTGATGTATCAATTATACTAACGGAATCATCCGCCAAATTAAATGCAGTTGTGGTTGTATCAGATAATGAATTCTGTACTACAACTTGCAGTGTGGATGTATCTACATTTAAGTTTTGTATTACGTATTTTTCAGAAGGCCCGGGGGTATAGACACTAAAAACATATTGCAGGGGAGCACCCTCCACAACTTCTATATTTGTAAACGTGTATACACCATTAACAGGATTAATTGTTACTGGATTTAAATTCACAAAAGTGTATGACGATCCATCAATTGCCGTAGTAAATGGTGTGAATTTTTCCAATGTCAATGATGCTGGATTATTTGTTGGATTTGCAACAGTAAATGTTAATTTTGCTCTTGCTCCTCTTGGAGACAAAGGTGTGTACCCCAAATGCTTTGCAATAGAAATTGCAGATGCCTTTTTGACGGCAGAATCTAAAAACATTTCATTAACAACCATGTTTGCAAAATATGCGTTATAATGAGTATTATATGCAAGTACATCTAATAATATAGATATACCAGATCCTTCAAAATCAAAATCTGTAAAGTAAGGAGATCCATCGGTATCAGTATAATTTTTTAAGAAATCTTTTAAATTTCCTTTAATCGTATCGAAATCTAATTCGGTTATTCTTAAATTTGACATTATCTTACTCTATTAAGTGTTGTAGTAACTGTTACTGGTTGCAAAGAATTGCCTATTAAAAATGTTATAACTATAGCAACAGCATTAACATCTGGATCATCTTTTACTGTTACATCTGTTAAAGTTACTCTTGGTTCAAAATTTTTAATTACGTTTTCAACAGTATATTTTATTGATGCAAGAGTGGCATTATCTAAATTTTCAAACATCAAAGAATTGACTTGACATCCTATCTCGGGATGAAATAGTCTCTCAAAATTTTTAGTTAAAATTAAATTTTTTATTGATGCCTTGATTGCATCCTCATTCTTTAGTGTCAGTACATCTCGAGTATACGGATGAGGTGAAAATAAAAGATTTAAATCTGTAAATCTTCTAGTAGCTCTATTAATTGTTGCCATTTTATTTATTTATGCATACTGCACAAATGCTCCTCGTTTAACCAATGAATTGTCGAATAAGGTACCAATCTTCATTGGCGATTGCTGATTACTTAGATAAGCAATATGAATCCAAGATATTACAGAATTATTGTATTTTCTTTTGTATTCTAATAGTAATTGTTTGTATGGGATATTATCTCTTATCCACTGTATAATTTGATAGTATTCAGAATAACTATGGTTTGTAAATTGCAGATCTACGGCTGCTCCAATTTCATGATCCGAACCATGATTTGTTGCTCTAAATCCGCTTGTCACTATTATATCTGAATATTTATCTCTTATAGGATCCAAAACATTTACTGCCACCGCTTTAAGATTGCATGCAATTTGTGCTTTTGTTAGTCCTCTATTACTTGTTAATCTATATGATGTTGCTGCCGGTCTAGAAGTCAATGCCCCTAACGTATAATAATTGGATAATCGTAAAGCATCTGGAAAAATACTATATTTGGAAAATTCCTCACAATCTATGGGCAATCCAACCAACCCATTACCGGGAACGTCTGATTCATCCAATGCATCAGGTGTATCTGTATTTGAAGATATTCCTCTAGTTAAAAGTTGAGATTGTTTATATGCAGGCGATCCTTTTTCCAAACCATCAAACAAATATACATTGCCATCTGATTCTGGTCTAGTCAGATCTGCTTTTACTGTGGCAATGACTGTTTTTTCTGCAGGCGTATCGAATACTGGTATCTTGGTAGTAGAAATACTGATTGCCCCCATTTTTTCTTTTATTATTGCTGCATCTAGTAATAATTCAAGCCCGCCCTTAACACTCATTTTTGATGCTGCACCTGATTGTATTGCAAAATCTTTTGATGCTTTTGCCGCAAAATTTCCTGTTTTTGCTAAAAGAGTAATATCGCTGCCTTGTATATTTACAGCACCGTCACTAATTAAACTTAAACTTTCTTTACCCGATACAATAATATTTTTTCCAATAACACCAATTTCTTTTGCAGATTCTACAGTAGTTGACCCATGTCCTACTACATTAACATCGCCATCTACTTCTATATCTGCATTATTTTCTATAAGTATTTTTGTCGCGCCATTGACTGTCATTGTATAGGCGCCTTTGACATTTAGATGCCCATTATTATCTATTAGTTCAAAGTTGTCGCCCATCACTTTTTTAACCATTGAACCATTTACATCCACTTCAATGTATGTTCCTTTTTTATGATATATGTGTATTCTTTCTGCATTGGGTGTACTATCTAATTCTACAATATGTCCTGCTTCTGTTTCAATAACTTGATTATGCGGATATCTTGCAGCATATGCGTAATCTGGTTCACTCCAAGTAGTACTTTCATTTGCAATTTTAATTCCTGAAACTAAATTATTTGTTTTATTATTAAATATCGTATGAGATTTATCTTGTGTTGCTAGTTTGTTAGTATCAGGTAACCCTATATAGGAAGGAGTGGGATATACTTTATTTGGATCTGCAAATCCTTCAGGTGATCCTATTGAGGGCGCATTTAAAGATTTTGTTGGATCATTTGTTGGGTTATATGGATTGTTTGTATTTGTTGTGCCTAAATCGTAACTTGATGTTACATTTGAAGAAGTATTTCCAGTATATAATGGATTTGAATTTTCATCATATACAATATTATTATTTGTAGTTGTTTGCACTACTCCTGCAGTTGCATTATTTTGTATTTGTTGTTGCGCAGCATTTTTTTCCGCGACCACATCTTTTGGTTTACCTCCAACTGTCCCCATCATTATGGGTTGTTGTTTTTCTTCGCCGTCTAAAAACCAACCTGCTACCCAAGTTCCCTCAAGCGGTCCCAATGGCGTACTGCCGATGCCTGAATTTGCTGCAGACGTCATGGGTTGCAAAGGAATCGCCCAAGGCAAATCATCGGTTGGTAGTATAGCTAAGTTTTCAGTATGATATCCGAATATTCTGACTTTGCATCTACCCAATTTCTCAGGATCATTTCTGTCCTCGACTACTCCAACCCACCATATAAAATTTTTATTGCCGTGCATTAAATTCATAATATTAACCTTTTAGCGAAGCAGAATTTGATGTAATAGAATCTCTAACCACTTCCATAGACATAGTATGTTTGATTGGATTTATTTTATGATTAATTGATGTAATTAAATAATTTCCTGAAAATCTATAATCTAAATTTTCTGTAGATAAATCTTGTTCTGATGCAGGCTGAAAATTTGGAAATGCTATTTCTATTGTTCTTCCAACTTCTACATCTGTTCTTCCATAGATGTTTATATTTAATCTTAAATTATTTAAATCCATTAAATTTGAATTTCTATTACCGTGTATGATATTCATCTTTTCAGTATAATTTTCTGGAATTCCATCAAATAATATAGATTGTTTTGGATATATAGTAATGTTTCTATCTAAATTACTAAAAGTATTTCTATTATTAAACAATGCATCATTTGCTAAATGATTATAATCTTTAAACATTGTACTATGGTCATAGTATGTAACATCATGTGTTTTATTATACATGTCGAGAGCAATCATTTTACTTGAAAAATATCCATTATCTAAACTATTTAAATTATCCAATGAAGATAATATTTCTAAATGTTCTATTAATAACATTTTTTCAGTTATATCATCTGTGCCCTCGATTACGCCCGATGGCGCATATCTATATTTACCTATACTTAAATTTCTTTTTATTAGATTTTCTACACTACCAAAAAAGAAATTCTTTGTTGTTTCCCAGAATAAAAAATTACATGCTTTTAAATCTTTAGGTATAGATTTTTTAGCTAACCAATTAATACATTGTAGTGGCGTCCAACCCGGACTTACAAATTTTATATCGTTTTCAGTATCATTTAATACAATTAAATTTGTTTTATTTGGATTTAATTTTATTTCATTATTAACGCTTGCATCATAAGTGCGTTCTATAGCTAAATTTTCACTATAAATTTGACTAACCACATCTGAGATTGTGCCCTGATATGGATTAAATAAAGGACTCAATGAATCAACGATCCCTTCTTGCGAAATAAATTTGAGTTTATATACTTGCGTGTTTTGATCTCGAACTAAATTTCTATCCTCAACGGAATATATCCTAAAAGTTTTTGTTATACCATATGCATCTGGCATTGTGGGTGTTTTTGCTTTTAAAATTAATAACTCCTCACCTATAATTGGCAAAGCTTTAATTAAATTTGCGCTATCGGATAATAATAATTCGCCAGATAAAACATTACTAAAAATACTTTCATA